AGAGCAATCAGGCAACAAGAAAAATTCAAATTGAATATTAAGTAAAACTTCAAGCTATCATACATAATAAACTATCATGTCAAGTAATAACAAGGGACTCTAGCAAATCATCTAACTGATACCTAGCAAATCATCTAACTGATACCTAAGAATTTGGAGATCCTCCTAATAGTTGTTTTTTCTCCCATTTTGATTTCCTTCTGCTTGTACATCAGAGTCTTACATGAAGTGATGATAGAATCAATCGTCTTATTTCTTGCATCCATGAACATGAAAGAATCTTTAAAAATTGAGCTCTTATTGCTGATGTAGTCTATAAACTTATTCATCTCTAACACATCTTCTGCTTTGAATATTTTAGTCATAATGATATCAATATCTCCTATTTCATCATCATCATAATCATAGATTTTATTAGACGAAATTTCAATTTTGAGGATGCCTAGAAGATTGTTTATACTGTTACTCAAATTCAACATGATGGTAGCATCTTTATTCTTTGACTTTTTAAATAGAATTTTAGACAGAACAGAGCATAACCCAGAAAATGATATTAGGGAAAACAACCTTGGACTAGTTCTGCCTTTCTTTTCAGCATTGTCTGAAAACATTCTTCTTATTATTACTTCCATGTCTTCCTCTGTCCCATCAACAGTCATGTATATAGTTTTCAGAATTTCTGACAATAGAAGAGTGTTAGAAGGTATCAGGTGACCATCTTTCTTTGTTTTAAATTTTGCGTTCCTGCAAATATAACTATAAACTTCTTTATCATTATATAATTCAGGGTCTTCTTCTATCCCAGCTATCATAGGATTTTCTTTAAGAATGCTGTTCGTTTCAACTTTGAAATTTTGTTCTCTTAGTAGTTTCTTTGCAACTTCATTCAATTTTATATCACCTAGAGATAAAGTTTTGTAATCTGATACACTCTTCATATTGCTATGATTTAGATCCATATCATGTTTTATTGACATAGAGTTAGGAGATAAGAACAATTGGTTTTTTATCTGACTAAAGAAAGACAAAGACAAAACTGCTCCATTATTATGACAGATTTCAGCCATTTTCACCAATCTTAGGATGCCTAACACGTCATATTTTCCTATTACGCAATTTTCCCTTTTTATCAACTCATTTATGCTTCTACCAGTTGGTCTTGGTGTTCTAAGAGCATGCTCATCATTCTTTGATAGAAAAGTTAAGACATTCATAGCAGTTTCTAGGTTCAATAATTTTGATGTATAAAGTTGTCTATAATTCACATCATCTTCGGGTTCTATTATCAAACTTTCATCCATCATGGACGATAACATTGTTAATTCAGACTCAATTTTTCCTACTAGTTCCTCTACTTTTGAAATGTCTGGATTACTCATAAATTCATTTACACTAGCTATTATGCTATCGTTTAAGCTTTCTATCATCATCTCATCATCTTCAGTCAGATCAGAGCCATCTTTGACTATTTTAACTAATCCAGTGACATGGTTGATAAAATTTAGCGTCTCAACAAGCCTTTTCAAAGCCACATCAAAGAGAGTCTTTTCAGGTACACTCACATATTTATACAGATTGGTCATAGGTTCTCCAACTTTGGGATATCGGGGTCTAATATTGTCATTGCTTTCAAAAGTGTCCCACACTTCTTTTTTTATTTTGTTGTACTCTATTTTGCAACCCATTTTCACATTAGTCAGATAGCAAGGGTTATCGACAATTGTTGAGAAAAGGTCATTCCTGGAACTTAGTTTAATGTATGCATGATATGGTGATGCAACAAACTCAGAAGAACTTGCTAGTTTTATAACTTCTTTCTTATCTCTTATAAATTTAGACAACAACTTGTTTATGTCTTCTTTAGCAGAGTTGGTTATTTTCTCTTCAAAAATCATGTCTTTTATGGATTGAACCTCTATCTTCAAGATGTTTCTATTCCCTTGTTTTGATGAGTATCTTAGAGTAGTATAATAATGATCAGATTTGGTTGCAATGCAATATGTTGAATCATTATCATAGTTTCCTTCCCCATCAACGGATTCAGCTTTAATATAGACAACATCTGCTTTAGATCCGTATTTATAGAGAAAACTGAATGTTCTGTAGTCTATGAAATTCATGTTGTAAAGCCATGCAATAGACCTAGATAACATCCTTATCTTCATTTCATGTTTACTTCTCAAGAGATGGGTGGTTTTTATTAAAACAAGATCTTTCTGTAACTCATCACATGCAGTTTGTATATATTCATCCAAATTGTCTGAAAAATAATTAAGACATGACAAGATTGATCTCAGTTCCTGGAAAGTAAGGTTAGGGAATATCCCTTGAAGCCTGTCTGTGACATACATTCCGCAGTCGAGAGCTCTAGATAAAGAGACGTCTTCAGTCTGCTTTTTCAAGGTCCTTGTACTTACGGAGATGCTCCAATCAATAATAGCTATGAAGAAGACAAACGCTTCTCTGCTATACACTGTGCTCAGAAAACTGGTATAATTTGCTGTGCTTGTTCTACCCATGTTGTAAAGAGAGTAAACTGGGAAAGCTTTTCTGTTGCAGCATGTATTCAATGTCATCAGCTTGTTCTGACAACTAATCATGTGATTGCTAGCTAAGACCCTTCTCTTCAGATAATTAGAAGCTCTAAACTCATCAGATGAATAGTTATCAGCATCTGACAGCACACATTTTATGTCCATTATCTGCGAAGAAGATCCGAACATAGCTGCCACCATAGAAACAGCATTTTCTGTCAAAGGGATATTGGTTAGACCAAGTTTCTCAAGATATTGGACCCCGTAAAACTCTTTCATAACTATTAATCCAGGTGAGCCTTCAAAGATCCTTGTAAACCTTTCTGGTATTATCCATCTAAAGTTGTAATTTTGTTTAGGGTTCGAGTTTGTCACAATCATTTTATCTGTGATCTCAACTATCATTTGGAAATTGACATCATTTGATATCAAAGAGACTAAGATATTCAGGATAGCTGGCAAATTCTCTCTTTCTTTGAAGCATTTCTCTAAGTGGGACACAATCAACTCTCGATATGATACTTTCTTGTCAAAGTCATCGATAGAAAATGTTTTTGCTTTTGATCTAAGAATTCTGTCTATAGCCAACTTTTCTGTAGATTGGTTGCATATTTGATTTCTTTTAGCAACTGAGGAATACTGCATGATTCTGGATCTCAAATAATCTCTATCATTTAGAGGTGCTATCAAGGTCAATTCTGGATGGCTTAATATCTCATCATAGAGTATCATCATTTCTTCTCTAGATCTATAATCCTTTGAATAATCATCAAAATAATCTTCTTTTACATTCTTTAAAGCAGCAACCAAATCGTCATTCTCTTTCAAGTTTGGAAACTCTTTAACAAAATCTCTAAAGCTTGGCATGGATGCCATCAGGCTTTTGTTTATATAGTTAGGTAAGTTTATTATCTGGCTAGAGAAAGATTGAAACTTGGTACCATATTCCAATGTTTCTGAGTTATCTGCAGCTGTACTCAATCGAAATAAATTAATTATAGCAATACATGCTTTCATCTCAGGATCATTACTGACCTCTAATTCTCTAGCAATGCTTGCACTCTTTGATACTGTAGAATTTCTAACTTTGTCTTGGAATTCTGAGAAATTCTTCGTCCTGAGTACTTTAGAGCAACTCTGGTAATATATGAGCTCATCATTACAAGATGGTCCTAGCACTGAAAGCATGTCAACGGGGGCAACCATCCATCCACCTATGCAAGCCGGAACATTGTAAGATCCTGGAGAGATCTTTAGATTCATGTTAGTTTCTTTTAGAATTGCATGTATGTCATTGGTTTCTCCTGGCAGCATAGAATACAAAGATAGTGATTGTATTTGCACGGCAGCATATGCAAATGCTATGATTTCATTGGGACAACCTTTCCTAGCTAACATGGTGATATTGATACTCAGAGACATCAGATCATCATAATAGTTTTGGTGTGAAGCTTCTGTGCAGCAGTTTGCAAGGTTCCTGCAGTATGGTGGTATAACTGCACCGTTTATGAATTTTTCTGAAATGAATTCTACCTGAGATTCAGCAGCATATGTTTTCTTCGGATTCAATGTTATGGAGAAGCTAGGGAAATGATGTTTCATGCTCAAAAAATGAAATTCGCATAAAGATTCACATTTGAATTTTGAAAGTAGCCTTTTCACATCTCCTGAAGCAATCATGGATGTTGCATTATCATCTGAGTGTACCATCCATTTTATTTTAAATTCAACACCTTCCATCTGCTTCAATATGTTTTTGTAGCAAAGCATGGCACAAGAATGATAGACAGATGACAAATAGTTTATGTTTCCTTGCAACCAGTTCATGCTTACTGGATACCAGTTTCTACTTAAACCTTTAGTGGCCTCAAAAAGTGAATTCATGACATCACCATATTCTTCTTTACCCATGACCATGCCTAAGAAGATGTCTGTCGGTATCACAACTCGCTTGTGCTTGATGTACATCAGGAAGCACTCAATCATTAGTGTTCTTTCACCAGGTGTGAATATGGGACACATCAATATAGCTAGGATATATTTATACGACATATCAGAAGCAGACCACTTGGATTGATCAGCTGAAACAAAAGACAATTTAGCGCCTTGATCTCTTGACAGGATCTCATTGTAAGATGAAATTGCTGTTAAAGATAAATTAGACAATGTTTTTATTTTGTAATCACCAGATATAGATATGGCTTCACTGGGATCAGATTGAGCTACATGCTTAAAAGAATGCTCAATAAAATATAACATCAATTTGCAGCGAAAGCCCATTAGATAGATTTCTCTATCTGTTTTAGTCCTCTGATGCTTTTCAAACACGGATACAAGATACAATTGATATTTCTCAAGTTGATCAATGCTCGATATAACGTATTCAAGCAGCTCCATAAAAGTGTGTTTCTTCCCAGAAATGCCATTATTGGGGTCTATCTGCATCAAGCTATTGAAAGAAGTACTTACAATGCCATGATATTCTTTTATAATTTGATAAAGACACTCAGACACTTCTTCTGATTTTAGCGTTTGTGATTCCTTAGTGTTAGTTATCAAGCACAAGAACACTTCCACTGATATAGGGTGTTGGGTCCTAGTCATCTTTCTTGGGTTAAAGTTCCAGAGATGAGAAAATCTTTTGGTATTCAACTCTTCGAGAATTTTTATGATCTCGTCATCGAAGCCCTCAACAAAAGACTTGCCAAACCTATAGCTGAACATTACCCCTTTAATATAATGAAAATTTACTAATGATGTCATTTTGTTAATTAATGTTTCAAAATTTGACACCTCGGCTTTCAATGCTTTAAAATCAGAGATGTAGATCCTCACATGCTTTTTTATGTCGTCTAGTTTCATTAACTTAGGATTAGAGCACTTTTTAGAAGAGTTTAAAGTGTTTGTTTTGTAACAGGGTTGGAGAAAATTCTCTTTAGTTTCAATATTGTTTCTAACTACATTTACATTGGGCACATGCAATTTGTAATATTCTTTCAAAGATAGAACTGAGGCTACTCCATCTATAGAAAAAGGTCCTTTGCCTTTAAACATTGCTTCTTTTGGCTTAATCTCATCATCCAGGCTAAAATTAAAATGCTTCCTCATTTTTAATTCCCATTCAGCTGAAACTGACAGTAATGATTTCATATTATGTTCATGATTATGCATACTTTTTGGTAGCATGTAGATCCCCAAACTTATATTGTTATGCAAGTCTTCATATTTACTCAAAGGTATATTTGTGACAGGACAAATAACGTCCAAGTCTTTTATTCCTCCGGATATATCCATTTCTTGATCTATAACAATAGTTCTAGCCTTTTCAGAAAGGCTCATTCCCATCATCTTATTCAAAAACCTTTTTATGCCTATCATAAGATGGAAATCTACACAATTTGTAATTTCTGGATCAAATTTCTCAGAAATATACTCTTTGACATTTGAGTAATCAGCTAATGGTAAAAATCCTGCATATCTCATGAAATCAAACATTATCATTCCTGATAGATTAGTTATAGAGCTTATGGCTTTACACGGAAACCACACATCTCTTATAATGGATTTTATTTCCTCGTCAAAAAGCACAGTCTTATCATAACCTTTTTTTACCATGTTTTTTATGATCTCAGACCGTGACAAGTACGTTGCAAAACAAGGAGGCATTTTGCTAGGACTTTTAAAAAGGCTGAGCAATCTCACTTGGTTTAGCCTTTGAGGCCTCATCAAGAAGTATGTATTCCTTTTATAATTGAAAAATCCGTATATTTCCTTTGTATATCCGATTCTGAAGTTTTCTGACAATGCACCTGTCTCTACTTTGTGAAGCATGACAAATGGCACACCAGCTGTACCTGTATTTATACCATCACCTTTGAAAGCTATGGCCATCAAAGAACTGTTGGAACAATTTAGAAATTTGAAATCTGTGCCACTCATAAACCTATCTGCAGTCATCAAACCCTTTGATATCTGCATTTGATCCTCTAAGAAGGAATAGATTCCAATGTCTTTCATTATAGAGTTCATGGATCTACAAAGGTTCATCTCATCAGGAATACAACCAGATTTCATGAAAAGGCATTCAGGATTATCTGCATAGAAGTCATATACAGTTGAGATCTTCCCTTTCTCTCTTTTATCTTTTAATTGGAGCTCAAAGAGGTTTGCTTTGATTTGATCTACCCAGGCTTCTACTGTTGTGTTATTGTGCCGTATCAGCTTTTTCCTGTGAACAGTTTTGTTGATGTCTTCTTGATTGAAGTAATGTTTGCTTATGTCCTGCTCTCCATCACTTTCTTCACTGCTTGTTTGATCGTCTTGCTTTTTAGAGTTCTCTTCTTCTCTCTCTTTTATCTTCATTATTTTATCTTTCAACCTAGCTCTGTTTCTATTCTTGGCAGTCTTGGACATATTTACTTTCATTTCCCTCAGGCCTTCATAAAAAAACCTCCTCTCTTCTTCTTTACCTTTGATGTTGACATTAAATTCATTCTTGTTTCTAGTCAAAAATCCATTATAATCATGCCACTTTTTACCCTCACTAGTCCTTTCTAAATCTATCCCTCCAGTATTCAGATTAGCCACGTCCTCCATTTCTGATTTATCACACTTTGTTGTATTAGTAGAAAAGTCGTTCAAACAGCATCTTACTAGATTGTAAATCCTCATGACTTTGGTTCTATTTAAAGCTGCAGAGTGGTATGGGTTATTTATGACTATGCTGGGAGTCCTGTCAAATGCAACTCTAAAATCATTAATCACATAGTTGTTGTAATCCATCTCATCGGAGACAACGACATCTTCTCTGTGAGGAGACCAAGAAAAAGCAAAGTTACATTTAGTATTAGCCAAGTCTTCTTGGAAACAACCTGGATTCTTGTTTTCATAATCTTTTGCATTCATTTCAAAAGCTTCTTCTATATCTTTGATGTCTTTCCGAGTGTTGATTTCACGAACTACATTTTCTTGCAATGTATCTAACATGTTCTTATATTTTAGGTCCTTTTTTAGGTAAAGTTTGTCAATGTATTCTTTTAGCTTGATCACATCTGATTTAGGTTTGTAACCCAATGATTCCATGTTATGTTTGTAAGATTCAAAAAGACTAGATATTTGATTCACAGTCATAGTTGACAAATGGTCTGTAAAATTCCCAAACATTAGATGGCAACATTCTTTGTTGGTGTACACATCATCACTAATGCTCAAAAGGATTGATCTCATATCTTCTGATTCTGTTAGAGTGTCAAAATCTTTACTTTTCCACTGTTTAACCCACTCCTGAAAGTAATTCTTATCAGATTGTTCAATTAGCTCAGGGAAATTGTAAAGCATAAAATCCTTAAGCATCTGTGTACTAGCATAAAAATCTATCAAGCCTTTGATATCTAATTGTGCAATCCTTTTTATGCTTAGAACATTGGTATTTTCTGCTGATTTCAACCTTGCATGAGTGGTTTTGTACAGACTTGTTTCAAGAGGGCCTTGAACTCTGCATTTTGTGCAAACTATTCTGTAATTTTCACTAGGAAGCAGAATGCAAAGGACCACATAGATAGGATTATCTTTAAGAAAGTTTCCACCATTGACTTTCTCTAGATACATGTATATACTATTGTAGTACTTTTCTGCTGTGTGTATCTCTGAAGTGAAACTCACACTGACTTTCCAATCATAGAAGATCAAAGATTTGCGTCCATCTTTTTGGTCTGAATACAAGACATAATTGTCTGGTGTCAAGCCGGGCATAGTTCTGATTGCAGTGTTTAATTCATCTTTATATTTATCAAAGCCTGGTGTTGATTCAAGTGATTTCATCAAGTCAAGCAAACCGTCTTGTATGGTACAGAAGTCTCTCTGTTTTGGTGTCACACTCAATTTATTTGTTATCAGGCAACCAAACAAATCGTGCCTTTTCAGTTCCAGATCTTTGTATAACTGGCCCAATTCTAGAGCTAGTTTCTCAATCTTATCAAAGTCAACGTTGTAATTGTCACGATAGTAATTTTTGGCATGTTTATCAACTTCTTGCATGATGGCTTGCATTTTGTAGACCAAGCCATGTATTTGAGAGAATATGTGCACTGCATGCTTGTGTCCATAATATTCAAAACTTTTCATTAAATCATTCACGGTTAATTCCAGTGTTTTTATTTCCCTAAGCGTTTCAATGTTCTTATCAACAAAATTTGATAACACATTATGATTCATTTTGGTTCAAGTATTTGGTTAAGGTTATATTTTGTTGCGTGATTGCTCT